ATCTGCAGGTATATCTTCTAATGGTTCTTCTATTAAATTCATCCATGACATTAAAAGTATCTCTGCATGCAGTACCCTGTCTCCAAGATACTGCATATTATCTATCATTTCTTTCTTAGTCATAGCTACCTCCATATTTAATATTAGATAGATACCAAATGTAGTTAATCCTATTATCATCCCAATTAGTTGCTTCCATAGTAATACTCTCCTAATAATGCTTCTGATATTTCTTTTGACCAGCCAAGGCTCATATTATATTCTATTATTTTATAATCATTGCCCATACAGGTACAGCTTGGATCATAACATTCATCTTTTATCATTTGCTTTCTTAATTTTTTTATATCAAATTTTAAAGCTGAAATCTTTTCAGTTAAAGCTTTTATTACTATCTTTTCATCAGTATCAAGCTTTCTATTAACTCTCTCTCTTTCTATTTGATTCACTTATTTCTCCTGTTTTTTTATTACAGACATTCTTACAGCAAACAGTCTTGCTTTAGACCATCTGTTAAATTTATGTCTAGGTTCTTTAAAGTAAGTAGCAGCCCAGTCAACAAGCTGCCACTTCTGCATATAAGGTTGTTTAGCATTATACATAGCCTAGCTTAGCCTTTATTATTTCTATGATAGACATATGTCTTACATCATATTTCTTAGCTGATTTTAGCAGTTGTTTAGCTTTTAACAATTGATTGTACCTATCTGCTCTGTCATTGTATAGTTTTATAATGGCTTGTTCATCTTCTGTTAGGTTGTCAAAAGCTTTTGTTGGAGGCTGTTTATCTTTGATTAAGCTATCAGCTAGCCTCATATATTTAACATATCTTTGTTTTATATATAGTTCTATTTTGTCCATTAGACTCTCTCTTTCTTTATTTAGATTAAAAATTTAAACAGCTAGATTTATCTTTAGCAACAGATTTATCTAAGCTTTTTTTACAAGGGGGATATGCTTTAGGCTACTTTGACAGCATATTGTCTTTGAGGTTTCAAACCCTCTGACCTGCACCTACAATAAAGCTTGCTATTTGCTCACTCAGATAGCTAATCAGGAAATCAAATAGGAAACTATATTGATAAGGCTAAGTCCCCTTGGTAGTTTTTAACGTGCAACTTACAGCCACAATGTAGAATCATAGCTAATGATTGACTACATCTTGTTCCACATAGTACAGCTAAATTTAAAGAAGTAAAGGGGGCATAAGCCCCCCTATGTTGCGGAGGAAGATTAGATGGTAGGTTGCATAGATTCTGTAGCTTGTTCTTGAAGCTGACTGAAGTTACCATACATCTTTTCAAACTTGCTTTTAGTCATAAGGTCTCCACCTGGGATACCATACATAGTCTTAGGAAGCTTTGAATAGTCAATATCTTCTCCATTGACAAACCATATAAGAGGCTTGACATTGCGACCATTGCCTTCTTGGAATCTTGATTCAACTGCTGTATCATCATCAAGAATAATAGATACATTTTTGGTAACTACAGTAGAATAGAAGGCTGTTGTTCTAACACTACCATCAGGTAGGTTCTTGTTAGAAATAATAAGGTTAGCCTCTACAGGCTTTAAGTTGTTAGTAGTATTTGACATTGGTAATATCTCCTATGTTAAAGTTTAAGTATAAGTCTTATAGATATAAGACAATGAATAGTATGAACAATCATACCCACAAACACAAGGATAGTTACAGCAATAACAACTATGTTACAACAATAACTACAACATATGTGACAAATAATAACTACAGCATAAGAATTGCAAGGGCAACAGTACTGCGAAGTGCAGACCTGTACCGATGACTGCACTGAGCACAAATGTTTTGCAACATAAAATCAATCCTAAGTCAAAATCAGAAATAGAAACCTGTAACATAGGGGTGCACTACAGTAAATAAGGCAAGCACTAAAATGCCCCAATTTTTAGGATTGGCTTCCCAAGTCAAAATGAAAGCTAAGTAAAAGCTGTTTCTTGATAGAAACATAAGCCTTGATTTATATACATAACACTATGTAATATTGTGTGTGATAAAACTAATTTAAAAAAATTACTTTGTTACATCAGTTGTTACAACTAATTAAAACATAGGCACCTTGAGGGTGCCAGTACTTATGAGAGAATATACTGTAGCTAAAATTAAACATATTGTATATGATGATGTAACAGAGTTACCTCAAGGTTTTAACTATCTGCAGAACTGGAGAGATGCTAAAGTTGGAGATTGGGTTAAGGCAGATGATGGCTCTATTGTTCAGATTATTAGATCTGGAATAATGAGAAAGAGAAGAGGCAAGGTTAAAGAGGTTAGATACTTAGGAACCTGTACTGGTACTTTCTCTACTGCAAAATCAACTAAATTTCATACAAATCCTTTTGATAATATTTATTCATTTTCTGGTAAAAAGTATCAGCAAGGTTCCTTGAAAGATAGAACTGAACCTACTACTAATGAGGTTCTATTTGCTCAGTATGTTTCAAAGGGATTAAGTCCACAAGAAGCATATTTAAAAGTATATAAGACTAAAAATAGAAAACATGCTTATATATCAGCTGGTATATTAGTTAAAACAGAGAGGATTAAAAAACTAATGAGAGAAGATTTAAAGCCAGTATTAAAAGCTTTAGGTATAGATATGGAGTTAGTGTTGTCAGGTATTAGAGATATAGCTACTAATGCTGAAAAAGACTCTGATAGATTAAAAGCTTTAATAGAACTTGAATCATATTTAGAAATAAAAGAAACAACCAAAGTACAAGAGGTTACTGGTGCATTGTTTCAAGGATTTCAACCTGCACAACTAGAAGCTGCAGTTAAATCAAAACAATTAAAAGGAGATGAAGATGGCTAAAGACACCAATCTTGTAGCTAAAGCTGGACAATTTATAAATAAAAGAACAGGCAAACCTGTGCCTGCTGGTACTAAATATCATATGCATCCACAAAAAGGACCTATGGAAGGAGCAGTTCATGATCCTAAAATAAAAGGTGGAACTAAAGGGCATGACTTTTTTGTTAAGCCAGCTAAAGCTAAAGCTGGTGGTGCTGTAAAAGATTTAAATAAAGTTTCAAAAGAATTGAATAAAGCATCTAAAATGCATGCTGGTCAATCTAAAAGAGTCAAAACTATATTTGACAAATTAACTAAAAAGAAACAAGATGGTGGATTGTTAGTTGGCCCATCCCATAAAGATGGTGGTATACTTACACAAGTAGGTGATCAACCTATTGAGATGGAGGGTGGTGAATTTGTTATGAATAAAAGAGCTACAGCAAAATTAGAAAAATCAAACCCAGGATTACTGGCTAAGATGAATAGAACAGGCAAGCTTGAAGATGGTGGGCTTGTATCTAAAGCCAATAAATCAAAAAAACCTAATGAAAGTATGTTTAGTACTTATAAAAGAATTTTAAAAGCTATAACAAGAGATTAATAATGACAGAAAAAAAGAAAAAACCAACATTAGACTCTAGAGTAAAAGAAATAGAATCTTATCTTAATCAATTGCTTACTAGTATGGATACATTGCTTGATAGGGTTGAATATGTAGAACAAGAGGTAGATAATTTAAAAGCAGAAAATATGAGATTAAATTCAGAATTAGCATATATAAAACCTAGAGTAGGACTTACTACATAGTGTCTAATATAAATCTTCATAATGTATCAAAAGAAGAAGAAGCTTTGCATATGGCATACAAAGACCTTATTGCTTTTGGTAAATTATTTCTACCTGATGATTTTTTAAGATCAGAAACACCTTGGTTCCACTATGAAATAGCTGATTGTATTAATGATGAAAGTAAAAAGCAGTTAGCTATTATAATGCCTAGAGGACATGGCAAAACAGTATTAACTAAAGCAGACCTTATGAGGTCTTTTTGTTTTAATCAAAAAGATTTTGAATGGGGTTTTGTAGATAAGAAGCCAGATCCATTATTTTATGGTTGGGTATCAGCTACAGCTAAACTTGCTACTGGTAATATGGATTATATTAAATCTCATATAGAAATGAATGATAAGATTAATTATTACTTTGGTGATCTTAAAGGAAAGAAATGGACTGAGGTAGATATTGAGATGTCTAATGGTTGTAAACTAATATCTAAATCTAATATATCAGGTATAAGAGGAGGGGCAAAGCTACATAAAAGATATGATCTTATTGTATTGGATGACTTTGAAGATGAAAATAACACTATTACTCCAGAAGCTAGAAACAAAAATTCCAACCTTATTACTGCTGTGGTATTCCCTGCTCTTGAGCCCCATACTGGTCGTCTTAGGATCAATGGTACTCCTGTACATTTTGATAGCTTTATTAATAATCTTCTTATTAATTATGAAAAGGCTATTAAACAAAATAAAAGTTTTTCTTGGGATGTAAAATTATTTAAGGCAGAGCAATCTGATGGTACTACTTTATGGCAGAGTTGGTTCCCTAAAAAAGAGTTAGAAAGAAAAAAGAAATTCTATCTTGATTCAGGACAACCACATAAATACTATCAAGAATATATGATGCAAGTGCAGTCAGAAGAAGATTCTATATGGAACAGAAACCATATTAAAGAGTATAATGGGACTTATATGTACGAAAAAGAAGCTGGTATAGGGTTTATTAAGTTTGATAATGGAGATGTTAGACCAGTCAATGTATTTGCAGGAGTTGATCCTGCTACTGATTCTACAAGAAGGGATGCAGACTTTTCTGTTATAATATATATAGGAGTAGATGAACATAATAATATTTATGTATTAGATTATATTAGAAAAAGATCTTTATCAGTTCTAGGAATACCAGGTGAAGATAGAAAAGGTATAGTAGATTATATGTTTGATATGCAACATATATATCATTCTAATTTAATAGTAATAGAAGACACATCTATGTCAAAGCCTGTAATACAATCTGTAGTATCTGAAATGAAAAGAAGAAATGATTTTTCATTAAAATATAAAGCAGAAAAACCTGGAACTAGAATGTCTAAAAGAGACAGAATACAAGAGGTATTGGCAGCTAGATTTAGTGTAGGTCAGATACATATCAAGCCTGAGCATATAGATCTACATCAAGAGATTATTACTTTTGGCCCTAGAATGGCACATGATGATACTATAGATGCATTAGCATATGCTTGTAAATATTCATATCCATTAAAAGGAATAACAGAAACTAAAGGTACATATAGGAAAAAGAAATCTAGAGCTAAATCATGGGTGGTAGCATAATGGCTGATCCTAAAGTTGGAACAGGTAAAAAACCTAAAGGTAGTGGTAGAAGGTTATATACAGATGAAAACCCTAAAGATACAGTACCAATAAAATTTGCAACTCCAGAAGATGCAAAAAAAACTGTAGATACAGTTAAAAAATTAAGAAAATCATTTGCTAGAAAAATACAAATACTAACAGTGGGAGAGCAGAGAGCCAAAGTTATGGGTAAAGATAAAGTTGTTAGTATATTTAAAGCAGGTAAAGATGCTATAAGGAGGCAACATGGCAAAAAGCACAGTAAATAAAGCTGGTAATTATACAAAGCCTACGATGAGAAAAAACTTATTTAATAGGATTAAAGCAGGAGGAAAGGGAGGACCTCCTGGTGTTTGGTCAGCAAGAAAAGCACAGATGCTAGCTAAGTCCTATAAGGCAAAAGGTGGTGGTTATAAAGAGATGGGTGGCCTAATAGAAATGATGGCTAATGGTGGTATGGCTCCATCACAAAAGTCATTAAAGACTTGGACTGATGCAGATTGGGGTTATATATCTAAAGGTGATAGAAAAAAACCTAAATCTCAAAGAGGTAGATATCTTCCTAAGTCTGTAAGAGAATCTTTAACACCAGCACAAAAAGCTAGTGAAAATAGAAAAAAAAGAGCAGCATCATCTAAAGGCAAAGTAAAAGCTAAATATTCTAAAGATGTTGCTAAAAAAGTTACAGCAGCTAGTAAGTTTAGTAAAGGTGGCAAAACACCTGCATGGCAAAGAAAAGAAGGTAAAAATCCTTCAGGCGGTTTAAATAAAAAGGGAGTAGCATCTTATAGAGCAGCTAACCCTGGTTCTAAATTAAAAACAGCTGTAACAACTAAACCTAGTAAATTAAAACCAGGAAGCAAAGCAGCAAATAGAAGAAAATCTTTTTGTGCTAGAATGTCTGGTATGAAGAAAAAATTAACTTCTGCTAAAACAGCTAATGATCCAAATAGCAGAATTAATAAGTCACTTCGCAAATGGAATTGTGAAGATGGTGGTTACATAGAAACAACAAAAAAAAGGAGTATAACAATGCCTCAAGGTATGGGAACATATGGGTCTAAAGTAGGAAGACCTAAGAAAAAAATGATGGGACATGGAGGTCCTAACATGAAGAAAAAAATGGACAACATGATGGATAAAATGATGTATGGTGGTCCAATGAAAAAGAAAATGAAACATGGTGGAATGATGAAAGTAGATGCTGCTAAAAATCCAGGTCTATCTAAATTACCTAAAAAAGTTAGAAATAAAATGGGTTATATGAAAGATGGTGGCAAAACTAAAAAAATGATGTATGGTGGCAGTGTAAGTCATTCTGGTGGTGGTAAAGCTGCAGGAGATGTAACTCAAGTTTACTCTAGCTCAGGCAACTACAAAATGGGTCAGTAATGAAAAAAGGTTATCATATATGACCATATGATTCTAAACCACATCCAGTTGGAAAGGTACATAAAAAACAACCTATGGCATATGATAATATTAATAAAATAATAAAGGATAATAATGGCACCTAAAAATAAAAAAGTTGATAGAATTAGAAATCTATACAATAAATTAAATACTGAACATAGAGACCAATGGCTTTCTATTAATCAAAGAGGGTATGACTTTTCTAATGATAATCAATTATCTGATAATGAAAAACAAATGTTAGAAGAATCAGGCATGCCCACATTTACAATTAACAGAATAACTCCTGTTGTTGAAATGTTAAATTACTATGCAACTGCTAATCAACCTAGATGGCAAGCTATAGGAGTCGAAGGTAGTGACTCAGATGTTGCTGCAGTCTTTTCTGATATAGCTGACTATATATGGTACAATTCTAATGGGCAGACATTGTTTTCTAATGCAGTAAATGATGCTATTACTAAATCAATAGGTTATATTATGGTGACTGTAGATCAAGATGCGGATCAGGGAATGGGAGAGGTAATTCTTCACAACCCTGATCCTTTTGATGTCTATGTAGATCCTAAAGCTAGAGACATGCTGTTTAGGGATGCAGCTTATATTATGATAAGAAAGATGTTGCCTAAAACACATCTAAAAAAATTATTTCCACAATTAGCTAGAAAAATAAATAAAATATCTACACAATATCAAAGTGAAAGATCATTGTCAGCTAAAGCTACAGATAGAGATCAAAAAGATATTTTGCAGTCTGATATAGATTATTCTATAGACAATGAAGGTAAAGATGATCCACTTATAGATTATATTGAAACTTATGAAAAAGTTAAAATAGCTTATACCAATGTATTTTACAGGACACCACTAAATCCTGAACAATTAGAAGAAGCTAATAAAAGAGTACAAATAAAAATAGCAGAGCTACAAAAACAATTAGAAGTTGAGTTTTTAGAACAACAGCAACAAATGCAAGCTGCTGTACAATCAGGTCAAATGATGCAAGAAAGATATCAACTTGAAACAGAAAAAGCTCAAAAGATGATGCAAAATCAGTTGCAATCAGCATCTTTAGAGTTTTCTTCTACAATACAAGCACAAATGTCTAAAGTTGAAAATAAAGTAGTTAGTAAAAAAGAATATAATGTATTAATAAAAGATGAAGGTTTTAAATCTCAAATAATAGATACAGTAGATTTTTATGATAATAGAATTAAACTTACTTGCATAGCAGGTGATCAGTTTATATATGAAAAAATATTACCAGATAAAATAAAAGATTATCCTATTATACCAATACATTATAAATGGATAGGCACACCTTATCCTATATCAGCTGTATCTCCACTTGTAGGTAAACAACAAGAATTAAATAAATCGCATCAATTAATGGTACATAATGCAAGTCTTGGTTCATCACTTAGATATATGTTTTATGAAGGCAGTATTGATGCTGATATATGGGAACAATATTCATCTAGTCCAGGTGCATTACTACCTATTAATCATGGCTATGAACCTCCTAAGCCAATACAGCCAGCTCAATTATCTAATGCATTTTTTGGTATAGTTAATAGTGGTAAAAGCGATATGGAGTATTTAGCAGGCATTTATTCTTCTATGCAAGGAGATGCAGGTGCAACTAGAGATATGCCTTATAGAGGTATGTTAGCTATGGATGAGTATGGAACTAGAAGAGTTAAATATTGGTTAAAACATTCTATAGAACCATCTCTTAAACATATAGGTCATGTAGTAAAACAGTTTTCTCAATCTGTATATACAGCTAATAAAGTATTTAGAATTGTTCAACCTTCTGCATTGCAAGAAGAAAAAACAGTAGAAATTAATAGGCCTATATATAATGATTTAGGAGAGGCTATAGGAAAGTTTAATGATTATAGTGCTGCTAAGTTTGATATAAGAATAATAGCTGGTTCTACATTGCCTGTTAATAGATGGGCTTATTTAGAAGAGTTAAAGCAGTTATTAGGAGCTGGTGTTATAGATAGAGAGGCAGTACTAGCCGAGACAGATATAAGAAATAAAGAAAAAATACAAGAAAGAGTTGGAGAAATTAGTAGGCTTGGCTCAACAATACAACAGCTTGAAGAAACAATTAAAGATAAGAATGATACAATAGAAACACTAGAAAGACAAATTGTTCAAGCTGGTATTAAAGACAAAGTTAGAGTTGCTGAAATGGAGATTAGTAAAAAGAAATTTGACACTAAATCTAAAGCAGATAAAGAGTCTTACTATACTGAAGCTCAACAAAAATTATTAAGAAACACTTTAGCTAATGATGCAAGTTATAAGAAAAAAGAGTTAGAAAGGCTATTAAAAAACTTTGGAAAAGATTTGCAAGCTAAAGACAACACATAGTAACATAAGGAGAATATATGTCTAAAAATAACAATAGTAACCCATCAGTTGAAACTGTTCTTCAAGGAGATGATCAGAATCAAGTTGATGGCTCTAATGATTTTTTTGGCAGCTTAGAAGCACAGGTTAATGGTGCAATAAGCGACGATATACCACAACCAGAAACAGAACAGGTAACTCAGGCAACTGACCCTGAAGGCACTGGCAATGAGGTGCAAACGGATTGGAGAACTAAGGCTGAAACATTTGAAAAAAGGTATAGTGATTCAACCAGAGAAGCTCAAAGGTTAAAAGCTGAAAATGATAATTTGTCAGAATTATCTAAGTATAAACCTTTAATAGAGCATCTTAAAAATAATCCTGATGCAGTTCAGGCACTAAGAGATAATATAGGTGGTAAAAAGCCTGTATCTCTACAAGAAAGATTTGGTGAAGATTTTGTATTTGATGCTCATGAAGCAATGTCAAATCCAGACTCTAATTCAGCAAAAGTTATGAATGAGTATATTTCTCAGACTGCTCAAAAACAAGCAATGAATATAGTAAATTCTGAAAAAAAGAAAATGCAGAAACAAGAGCAAGAAATAAGTATGCACAATGAAGCTTTGGATTTTAAATCAAAGATGAATATGACTGATGAAGAGTTTGCAGATTTTCAAGACAGAGCTAGTCAACATACTTTATCCTATGATGATATATATTATTTATTAAATAGAGATCAAGTATCAAAAAATGTTGCAGATAATACTAAAGCTGATATGTTAAATCAAATGAAGCAAGTAAGAGATATACCTCAAAGTGCTAGTAATGCTAATAGCCCAGGAAGAGAAGCTCAAAGTCCAGATGATAAAATGTTTGACATTTTAAAAGGTCTAGATGAGGGCACTGATAACTTGTTCGGTTAGAGGTAAAAATTTAAACCTTAATTGAACTTAAATAAAATAAACACATAGGAGACAGTTATGTCAGATTATATAAGTGCAATAAACCCAGGCACTAACTTAAATGTTTCTGATACACAGACTTGGTCTGATGGTACTAGTAAAGATACTGGTGATCTGAGACGAAAGTTTAATTTTGGTGACAAAGTTAGTGAATTGGCAATAGCTCAAGATCCTTTTTTTAGATTTGTATCACAAGTAGCAAAAACACCTACTGATGATCCATCATTCAAATTTACTGAAAAAAGAAATTCTTGGCACAAAAGATATGTATACCCTGTAAGTCATGCAGCAACAAGTGCTGTGGGAACTACAGATCCAACTATTGTAGCAGGAGATGTTGATGCAGGTGACACATATTATATTAAAGTTGGTACAGACTATAAAAATACAGGAAATGTTGGAGTTGTTTATAATAATTCTAATGCAAGCAATTTTCAAGTAGGAGATTCAAACACAAAGCCAAACTTTTTATTTCAAGATCAATTAATAAAGTTTAACTATAGAGCAGCAGGAGAAGCTACAAATTTCTATGCTGTAGTAGACTATTTAGTTGGTAGAATTAAAAGTGTAACTGCTTCAGGTGAGTATCAAATTCTTGAACTTGAGATAGTAAAAGGGACTGCAGATTCTGTTGATCTTATTGGATCATCTGCAACAGTTCTTTGGACAACTAGTACAAACACTCATGACAAGTTAATATCTTCACAATTAGAAGCAGCTAGAGCTTATGTAGTAGGTACTGCACATGCTGAAGGGTCTGGATATCCTGAAACTTGGTTTGATCAGCCATACTCAACAGGATTTGGTTTAACTCAAATATTTAAAACATCTTGTGCTATGACAAATACTGCAAGAGCAACTGTTCTTAAATATGAGCCAAATGAATGGGCAAGAGTATGGAAAGATAAGTTAATTGAGCACAAATATGATATTGAGCAAACTTTATTATTTGGTAAGCAACAAGAGCTAAATGGTGTTCAATATACTCAAGGTGCTGTTGACTTTTTAACAAGTTATGCTAATACATTTAGTTTAGACTCTAATACTAAAACAACAGATGATTTCTTGGATGATATGTCACAATATCTAGATCCAAGATTTAATAATTCTAATGCTACAGTATTTTTCTGTTCTACAGCTATTTATAACTGGTTGCATAAATTAGGTGGATACTTCAAAAATAATATGGAAATATCAACTAACTTTAGTGCTGACTTAGCTGTTACTGGCAGAAAGAAAGTATTAGGATTAGATACTACTACAATATCTACAGTATATGGTGATATGAATGTTGTAAGAAATATTCACTTAGATGGAACTGCTGTTAAGATTCTAGGTATTAACATGAAACATGTTAAATATAGACCACTTGTAGGTAATGGAGTAAATAGGGACACATCAGTATATGTTGGAGTCCAAACACTTGAGAACTCTGGTGTTGATAGAAGAGTTGATTTAATCTTAACAGAAGCTGGGATGGAGTTTTCAATGCCTGAATCCCATGCTATCTGGACTTAAAGGAAAGGAGATAAATTATGGCTAATCCAAATTATGGACAAAATAAGTCTGATTTTAATATTCAAGATGTAGTTGATCTTTTCAGACCTGATCAAATTGGTCAAGTTGAAGGAAAAGGATTTATAGCTAAAAAAGGTACAGTCTCTTTTTCTGGTGGTGATACTTCTACAACCAAAGAAATAATATCTTTTGGTACAAATACCTCTGTATGGGGTGGATTTGTTAGAGTAGAAGGAATTGGAAATAAAAGCGGATCTCTTGATTTTGATCTTGGATTAACAGCTGGAGCATCAGATTTTGGTGCTGCTTATGGAGATAGTGGTGATGGTGTATATGCAATCAAAGCACATGACTTCATAGCAGTTTCATCTGAAGATTGTCACT